AACCTCTGTCTTTATAAAATTAATAATGTTCTCATTCCTACTTACTTCCTTAAACCCAAGTCTTTCTACAAACTCTTTTGTTTCAGGAAAAGTAGATGTTTCAACTCTTCCATATTTTAAAACTATATTCTTAACCAGTCTTTTATACATCTTCATTGGAAACCATTTACCCTTATACTCAGGAAGACATCCACAATGTATTCTATTACCTTTTACTACAAATAAAGCAACTGTATCATTATTACGATAAACTGGGTAATATTCCCAAGTTAAAGCTTCTTCTAAAAACTTTCTTTTACCTTCTTTAGGACTTCCATATATCTTATACAGAAGATTAGCATATTCTACTTTAATCACTTATGCAGTACGATTCCACATATACACAACAACATAAGGAGGTAAGTTAGCATTAGTTGCACTTACACCTTCTGTACTATTTGCTACAGTAATTCCTGTAGTTGTTGAACCGATAGTTAAAGTATCATTTCTCCAGTTTGAGCCTGAATTACTACCATTTGCACCAGCAGTAGCTCTCAAGAAACTTGTGCTTGGTGTTGGTGTATGAGTATGTCCAGGGTCAGTAACAGTAGCAGTATGAGTATGACTTACAAGAACTGCATCTGCACTACCACCAGTATTTCCTGCTATATAAATACCTGCTCCACTAGCACCTATTAATACACGACCTGCTCCATAAGCTACCCATGTACCAAATCCAAATATAGTTCCAGGATTAGTAGAAGATGTAGATGAATAAATAGCTCCTATAGGGTATAAAGCTTGTAATGCTGTAGTAACAAAAGAAGTAGTAGCTATTTGTGTTGTACTAGTTCCTGCTGATGCTGTAGCAGCTGTAGGAACACCTGAAAAAGCAGGAGAAGCTAAATCAGCTTTAGTATTTACAGCAGTTTGTAAGGCATTAAACTCAGTATCAAACTCTGAACCTTTAATAATCTTTCCTGAATCAGTTTCAGGTAAAGAATCTTTAGCAAGAAAGTTGGTGGTTTTGGTATAGTTAGACATTATAAAATTTTCCCTGTTTTAAGATAGACATCTATTTTTTGTATTGATACTGGATTATCATTTACTGTAGCTTCAACTCCAAATTGAATTACTTTACCTGATCCTGATAATGGCATAGATATTGTATTAACACCAATACCTGCTGAGGCATAGTTACTAATATTATATTTAGCTGTTGTATTAAATTTGGAAAATGTTTTAGTACCTAAGTTTTGTACAACAGTGACTGACTGAGGATTTAATGTATAGTCATACCCATACTTAAATACAAAGTCTTGATCTCCACTACCAATAACAACTAAGTTAGCTTTTTTAAGCATTTTCTCTTGTGTTGGTGCACCTAAGTCTGAGTTAGATGTATAATAACTAAATGTATAACTAGCAGTGTTATCTAAATATCCTGTATATTCTGCCATACCATTTGGTACACCTAGAATAAGTTTTCTATCTTCTGTACTACAAAACGCTTTATAAGTTATACCAGCATTATTATTCCAAATAGTAGTTCTTGCTGCCCCATTCTGTAATATGTTTCTAAGATCAAAATAAACCATTGTCTTAGAACCTGGGAAAGTAATTAAGTAAAAAGCATCTCTTTCAAAATAAGCACTTTTTACATTAGTTAAAGTTTCTACAGTTAAATAACTTACTAAGTCATCTCTAATGTTAAGTGATAGTTCTCTTAATGGCATAGAGTTTTCTTGAACTGTTCTATTAAAGCTTCTAACACCACTCTTAGATAGGAATATTAAATCATTACCTGTATTCTGTACAGAATCTCTAGCAATACATCCAACACCTTTAATAGTGTCAGCTAATGTCATTGTTGTAGGGTCATTAGCACCTTGGTAAACTACAATGTTATTCTTACAGAATATAACTAAATATTTATTATGTTGAGCAATAGATACAATTTCATCATTCTGTCCAACAACACCACCAATATCTAATAAACCACTTCCTGCTCCTGTAAAATGAGCACCATCTAGTAGTTTACTATAGAATACAGTTGTTTTATTATCTGTTAGTCCACCAACCCATACTCTACCAAAAGAGGCTAATACACAATCAGGGTCAAATGTAGTTACTCCAGTTGGAGCAGTTCCATAATCTGTACCTACTCTTTGAAATACAAAAGGACCACTATGAGCTCCTTCTCTATACACAAGGAATGGATTACCTGACTGAGCAGCAAACGCATAAGATTCTGCAGCTGCACCACTACCTTCAGGAAGGGCAGCCCACTGCCATCTATTTCCTGTAAAGTTAGGTTGAGTACTTAATGCTACAGGACCACCTGAATCTGCACCAAATACATATTTTCTAGTAAGGCTAGTTGTTGTACTACTAGCATATAATTTACCATCACCTGATGATAAATAACTAATAGATCCACCAATTGTTTTAAATTCAAATATAGACTCTAAATAACTACCTGTAGTAAGATCATTAGAAGCAGTAGTAGGTCTATATATTGTTACATTACCACTAGTAGTTCCACTAGTTCCATGAGTAATTGTAAATGTATTTGCCGTAACGGCTGTAATTGCAAAGGCACCATCTGCAGCAGTACCTGAAGTAAAGTCTAAATAAACTGTATCACCTACTGATAGACCATGTGCAGTTGCTGTTACTGTTACCACTGCTAATGTTCTAGCATAAGTACCTGAGATACCATTTCTTGTTTGTGATGCACTAACAGTATATGTACCAGTTCCACCAGTACCAGTACCTAAAGCTGTAATTGTAGTTCCTGCAGTAATACCAGTACCTGACAATATAGTACCAATAGATAATGTACCTGAGGTAACTGAATGTACAGTCATTGTAGTTGCAGAAATAGAAGCTGTAAATACAGCATTAATAGGATCTGTTAAAAGATCCCAACCTTTTCTAGCACCTAAACGACCATATTTGTCAATAATACAGTTATTAGCAACAGTAGCATAACCACTCTCAAGAGTAACACCTGAGTCTTGGGTATTTAAACCCATGAATCCAGGTGCAGTTATACTAGTAGTTTTTAATGGTCCAGCCATTATCTAGGATACCAAATAGTTTCTTCAGCTCTTTGTCCTGATTCAATTGCTATATAATCAGCAAGAACACTTCTAAAGCGTTGTTCTTGTTCTACAAATCCACCATCTTCACCTCGTTCAGAAATAGCCCTAGCTATTGTTCCTTCAACAACTAAAGGTGCAGGAATAAGGATTGAATCTGTAGAAAGTGCAAGGTCATCCTGTGGGATAACCATATTAAATCTTAAATTATATACTGTATCAGGGATAGGGAATACATCTACTTGTGTATCTCCACCAGCAGTGACTCCATTAAAGTTATATGATATAGGGGCACCCTTAGAGAAATCCCCTACTAAAAACTGAGAGTTATATTCTCTAGTTGTAGCAGGACGCATAATGAAATTAGAACTATCATTAATAACATCAATAATTCTAAAGCGTGTACCTGAACCTGTTAATGTGTAGTTATAGAGATCAGCTGCAGTATTTACAGTGATAGTTTGTCTGAGAGCACTCCAATTCCAAGCATTCTCAACATCCCTTTTAACTTCATTAACTAAGTCAGCAATAAGCGTAGAATAAGTATTAGCAGTAAGAGATTGAACCTCTTGCTCTCTAAGCCTTCTTAAAACTCTATTGACAATTTCTAAATAAGTCATGTGTAATTTTCCCAGTATATATAACAATTATACCATAAGAATGGTAATTTGTCAACTACTTCTTTTTGTTTTTATTTCTATTAGATATTGCTTTAGCTTTAGCCTTTGCATCTGCTTTAGAAGAGGCACCCCAAGCTTTAAGAGATAGAAGAAGTCTAGTAGGCTCTCCATTAGGTTTCTTTTCAGGTCCAGGCATACCACCCATACGAGCTAAGAAAGAAGCTCTACGAGGATTATCTCCAGCTTTAACAGGGGCTTTTAGAGTGCCTCCTGTATAACTAGCTCTTCCTTTGGCATTCAATCCACCTTTAGGATTCTTGCCTTCTTTTCTTGTCCATGCTGGAGTACTCATTTCTTTTTCGCAGTCTTTAATGATTGTTTAAACGCCTTTGCAGTAGGAGCACCTTTCGTTCCCACTTTACGCATCTTCTCACCTGAACCAGCCTTAATTCGTGCTCTTTTAGCATTAATGTTAGCGTATAATCCTAGTTTAGTAGCCACGCTTTGCACCAGCTTTTTTAACAGGCTTAGCAACTACTTTTTTACCCGCTTTTTTAGCATATTCTTTAGCTTCTTTTTTACCTTTTTCTGTGTAAGCAAACTTCTTCATTCCGACCATAGGCATAATTATTTCCTTTTCTTTTTAGACATACCTGCTTGTGATAATGCAATAGCAATTGCTTGCTTCTTAGATGTAACAATAGGACCTTTTTTAGAACCAGTATTTAATGTGCCAGCCTTATACTCACGCATCACTTTACTAATTTTTTTTTCTTTACCCATTTTAGTTGTAGGAGTTTTCTTCATTTAAAGTCTCTTTTTCCTTTATTATCTATTACTAAGGCTTGTTTCCTAGGGGTACTGCCTTTAACAGTTGGAATAGATATATGTACCCAACTATCAAATTCTAATATAACCTGATCGTAAGGAATATCAGCAGTGACAATGGCTCTAACCACAGCATCAGGAGACATTCCCTTGACATTAAAGTCAGCTGCACACCCCTCACAATGCTGAGATGTTTTAGATCCACCCACTGATTCATTAACTTCCTTTGATCTATATCCTGAACTTATGGATATGGGTTTATTAACTACTTTACGGACTTGTTCTAAAAATAAAGCAAGTCTTTCTAAATTATCTTTTACTTTAGCAGAAGGTGTATTATCTATTCCTCTTCTTGATGCTACTTGACTAAATGTAAGTTCTTCTAAACTAAAGTTAGGAGTTAGCTTCATTTCTTCTTAATATAGAACAAACTGCGTTCTCCAAAGAGATAGAATCCAACTGCACTAGCAAAGTTATCTACTTCAGGAGTTGCTGTACTATTAAGGTGCATAATAGCCCATGTAGAAAGCACAAGAAGCCCTATGATAGGTCGCATTAATCTAACTATGGCTTCTACCCAAGGGTAAGATGGATTACCTCCACCTGCTTCATTCATTACTTTAAAGAACTCTAAGTCAATAGATTTCATTTGAGCATATTGTTCTATAGTAGCTGGTTTAAACACATCAGGAGCTATAAACTTATTGATTAGGGATTTACCTAAGTCAACAGCTAAAGGTCCTAATGCTGCTAATAGTGTAATTGGATCCATTAAAATTCCTCTAAATTAAAGTTATACTCTTCACAAACTATTTTAGAATATTTTTTAAACTTAACTGAGTGCTTATCATAATCTGTATGTCCACTATTCCATAACATACAATGGACCATTTCGTGCATAAGGGTCTCAGATACTTTTAAAAAAGAATCATTAGCAACATCTACTTCTATTCTTGTAGGGTAAGTGTGAAAGTACCCTAACACTTCTCCCTTTGTATCCATAACTCCAAAGCCCACTTTATGAGGTGCTGGCATTGGGTACAGATTAAATGGGGGTAGTTTAACAAAACAGGCATATAGTTTACGCAAGTTTTGTTTAGTTAATAGCATCTTACTTAGCTAAATTTACAAACTGGGTTAAAAGAAATATAATAATAAAGCCTGCTGTACCTAAAAGAATTTGTTCTAACCTTTTAAGACGAGCATTAATCTGTTCATAACGAAGGGCACAAACCTCTTCATGTGTTGATAGCCTTGCTTCTACATCTGTCTTAACCATTACTAACTCCAATTTTGATTATTAAGTACTGTAATTAGTTCTTCTACAGTTGTTGTACCATTAATGTCAATTTCTAATCTATTTGACTCTGTGACAATTTGTGTGCGTTTTAGAGCTACTTCTGCAGGGATCTCTACATTTCTCTCTGATTTACGAATAACATACCAGTCTGTAGCATTAAGTAGTTTACCTGCTGTGTCTTTAACTTGAGCTACAAATTGACTTTTAAGTCCTTTAGTTGTAGAACCATCTTCTTCAAGTTTATCTTCAAGAGCTTTAGGTAAATCTGTATCCCAGTAGAAACGATTATCTACAGGTGCTGGGTCTGCTACCCATGTAATGCCAATAGCTGCTTTTTCTTCTTCTGTAGATTGATTTAGCCAATTAGGCGGATATGTATTACCTTCTGCGTCTTTAAACACAGTACCTTCTTGTAATCGTTGCCCGTTTAATAAAAACATAATTTTCTCCTGTTATCTTGCGTTAGCGTTCTTGAATGGGTTTTCTGCAAATGCCATGTATATGTATATTCCGCCTGAAGCATTTACATCAGCGTCTGTGCTTCTTAATTTAAAGCCATTAGATAATATATCTGCCAAGTCTGTTGCTGGTTCTGCATTAGTTAAGTTAGCAAATAGTGGGTCATTATCTACATTATATCCTTCTCTAACAGTATCTAAAATTGTCCAGTTACTTGTAGAGTTTGTTCTTTTTATTATGATAAATTTAGGTCTAAATCCAAGATGAACAAATGTACCATCTGCACTACCATTACCTGTATAAGAGCCAAATTTACTAAAGCCTGCTATTTCTGCCCAGGAATATGCAACACGATTAGCTGCAGTTAAACTAGCCATTGAAATAAGTGAAGAAGTTGGAGCTGTGCTATTCCATTGGGGAGCTGAAGCTTGAGCAGCGGCTGTTGTCTGTAACACCAAGTAACTTGTTGCACCAAGTGAAGCATGATAAACAAACCAAGTTCCAGCAGTGCTAAAAGCCTTCATGATTATAAATTTAGGAGCTACTCCTAATCCGTGTCCAATAGTAAAAGCTGTAGTGGGGCTAGTAAAAGTCGCTACACTAAACCCAGCCGTTGTATTTACAGATACAGTAGAGGTCACAGAGCCAGCAGTATTAGTTGATGTTGAGCCTTGACCAGCTTGCCATTGCCAACCTACATAAGTGGATGTATTGGTATTCATTTTAGCTAATGTGCCAACAGTAAATCCATTTGTTCCAAAAGCAGTTAATCCTTGTGCTTGTGTTGTTTCTGCGGCTGTAGAAGTAGATACTAAGTCTTTAGTAGTTCCACGAACAGAGTCATATAAGGCATGGTCTGTAGCACCACTTCTACCTTTTACCCATACAAAATCAGGTTTAAATGCACCTGCGTTAGTTACTGATAAAGATGCACCTGTTCCTGTATATAGTGTTGCATCCATCACAGTATTACCTTTTACAATAGTGCTATCAGGTAGATTAAATGTGTTTAGTCTTACAAATCCTGTAGGAGGTGTGTAAGAAAATGGTCTTTGACCAAAATTAGCATTTAATGTATTTGAATAAGTGCTTACAAATGCAAACAATCCTGTAGGCAAACTTGTAACAGTTGGATTAGTTCCAGCAGAAGGATTACCTGTTGTTCCACCAGCATTATTATACCAAACATTATTTACACCAAACCATGCTTGATTATTATTAGAGTCAACAGCTATTTGAAGTATATCTCCAGCAGTAAATGCTGCTCCTGCAGCAGTAGCTGTACCATTACTATTAATTGACCTAGCTCCAACAGCATATATATTCCATGCTCCAGCTAGTGCATTTACAGCAGATGTTAAAGATGTAGTTGGAAGCATTACACCAAAAGCAGCAGCAATTACTGATGTAGTTGTGCTTGTAACCACAGCCTCACCATACCATAATCCTGTTGTTGGAATTTGAATGGTAGTTCTAACAGATTGATGTGCCGCACCACTATTTGATGTTAAATTGGCATTTGTAACAGTAGATGCTTTGTCCAATGTGTTTAAAACATTATAATTAGCCACAGTCGCACTTGTTAGCGTAGGAACATCTGTCATAGCATCATAGGTTGTGCCAGCAGTTACAGATATGTTATTAGTATTCCAGTAGTTTCCATTACCGCTAAAGTCTTTACCTAAACCTGTATTAGAACCTGAAGTTAAAGCTATATTAGAGAAGGTTAAGTAGAATCCATTAGTGCCATAAGTGCCTGTGTATATAGCTGGTTGCCATACACCTGTGGTTGCGTTTGTAGAGCCAAATGATGATGGTGTTAGGGCTTGTCCGTCAACAAAATTGACTTCTGTCATGTAACCGTCAAACGGAGAGGTAGTGGCAAAACCTATTCTATGGTTATCTGTACTATTAACATAAGTATCATAATTTAAAGCAAGATCAGCACTTGCTGAAAATGATGTTATCTCATTTCCATTAACATATAACTTAATTCTATTTGCCGCAGTAGCTTGTGTAGTATTTACAGCAAGCACTATGTGATACCACGCAGAAGGGTCTCTAAAAACTGCAGTAGTAGTTCTTAAAATTGTGTTAGTTGCTGCTATACTGTT